TCCACCAATATTGCGCCGCAGCCGCACTGGATTTGGGCTGCTTCTTACGGCGGCATTGCCTCTTATTATCTGGCTATCGACCCGGCCCGCCCGCTGCAGACGCTGGTTATGCCTGGCATTCTTGCGCCGTCTAAAGAGGTTCGCTGGGATATGCCGGAGCGCAATCTGCTGCTGCATGATGGCATGGCCACGCATTTTGTGGATGCCGGCGGTAATGTCTGCATCGAGCGCGAAATCACGATGTATCGCGTGAACCAGTATGGTGATCCGGACACGTCTTATCTCGATGTGCAGTCACCGGCCACGCTGGGGCGCATCCGTTACATCATCAAAAATCGTTTCTCCACCCGCTACCCTCGCCACAAGCTGGCCGGCGATGACGTTCTTGACCTGCTTGACCCAGGCCAGCCAGTCATGACGCCAAAAATTGCCCGCGCCGAGCTGCTGGATATTGCACTGACCGAGCTGGTGCCGGCAGGTCTGGTGGAAGACTTCGATGACTATAAAGAGACGCTCGATGTTGATGTCGACAGCGACGATCCAAACCGCCTGAATTTCATCGCGCATCCGAATCTGGTTAATCAGCTGCGTGTGCTGGCCGGTCTTATCCAGTTCAAACAATAAGGGGGAAACATGTCGATTTTAGGAATGGCGTCAATTCGCGTTAACGGACGCGAATACAAAACTGAAGGTAAATCCACGCTGAATCCGGGCGGCTTTGCCCGAACGCAGCATATGGGTGGCGGCAAGGTCTGGGGAACGTCGCGCAAAATGGCCGGCCCTTCCATTCAGATGACTCTGGCCGCTGCTGACGATATGGATGTCATTGAGATCAGCAACCTTGAGAATGCCACGGTGATGTTTGAAGGCGACAACGGTCTGAATTATATGATGACCGGGGCGGCGACGGATAACCCGGCAACTCTCGATGAAGACGCCGGTACTATCAGCGCGAACTTCGTCGGTACCCAACTGGTGAAGGTGTAAGTCATGGCACAGATGAGCGTTACCCTGAAGCACGGTTTTATCACCGGGAAAGGTACTGAGGATGAAACCCGCCATACCAGCGTCACCTTCCGTGAACTGACATCGGAAGATGTGATTAAGTCTCAGTTAGCGGCTGAGCGCGTCGTCATCGGCGAAAATGGCAAAGCTGTTGCCTACTGCTCTGAAGTGCTGATGGGGCTGGAAATGCTACGCCGGCAGATCCTTCAGGTGGGCAGTATCCCCGGTCCGCTATCAGTCAAGCAGCTGTATTCCTTCCATCCGGAAGACCTTGAGTTACTGACGGAAAAAGCAGGGGCGATGGATGACCTGCTGGCGGAGACCAGTAATCGGGGGCGAGCTGATGCCGCTGGCGACGGCGCTCAGTAATCTCATCGTCAACCTGTCTCAGCGTTTTGATATCAACTACCTCCAGCAGTTGCCCTTGCGGCAGCTGCTGCGTCTGACAGACCAACTGAGGAAGCAACATGGCAAGCCGCCTCACAACTGAAATCCTGATTAACCTTGCCGGCAACCTGACCGCCAAGGCCCGCCAGTATGGGGCGAACATGACCGAGTTCGCCCGCCGCAACGAGCGAGCGATGTCTGTTGTAAAAGCGACATCAGCAGCTGCAGGGCGTGGGCTTGATGCGTTGGGGAACCGTTATACCGGAATGATTGCCGGGTTTGCTGGCGGAGCCATGCTGCGAGAATTTGCCCAGACAGACCGTCGTATCACGCGAATGGGTCTTGCTGCAGAGAAAACCCGCGCAGAAATGGCGCTGATGTTCGGCGGTATGCAGGATGCGGCCATTAAGTTCAAAGTGGATGACAGTGAAGTGATTGGCGCTGTCGAGAAAATTGGTACCGTCACTGGCGATATCGACTTTGGCTTTAAAAATAAGAACAACCTTGCAGCATCAATTGCAGCATCTGGCGGTTCAGGGGAGTCTATCGGGGGGCTTTTTGCCCAGTTCCCTAAATACCAGTTGATGTCTGAAAAGCAAACGCTGGAAGCGATGGACACCTTAAACAAGCTGGGTAAAGAAGGCGCTTTTGAATTAAAGGATATTGCTGAAAAAGGTGTCCGGGCGCTCTCAATGTATTCAGCGGCCGGTGGTAAAGGTGTGGCTGGTATCAAAGATGTCGGTGTTGCGCTGGAATCGGCTATTGACGTGACGGGCGATCGAGATACCGCTGCTACTGCAGTTGAAAACCTGATTCGCGATCTTCAGGTTCCCAAAGTGGTAAAAACCCTCAAACACAATGGCATTAATGTGTTCGACAAAGAGGGGCAAATGCGGTCTTTGCCTGTTCTCTTGCAGGAAATATCCAAACGGTCAGGCAGTAAAGGGGCTGAACAGCAGAACGCACGCTTGCTGGGGGCGGGCTTTAATCAGGACAGTATTCTTTTAATCAGCAGCGTAACGTCCGGTAAAGGAGCTGAGAACTTAAAGCGCTATCAGTCAGTCGTTGCCGACGGTCAGGGTATTCTTGATGACGCCGCCTATGCGGCACAGGATTTTACCTCTGCTATCCAGAGTTTAAGCACCACGTGGGAAAAGTTTGCCAATAGCAATCTGGCTAAACCTGTGCAGGAGCTGGCTGACGCCCTGAACGCCGTGGACCAGGAGACCGTGCAGAACTGGCTTGAGATTGGCAAGAATATCACGATCGCCGTGGGTGGCATCATTGCTGCCCGCAAGGCATTTCAGTTGGGTAAAGGCGTGGTGGATATGTTCAGTACCGGTGCTGGGAAAGGTATCCCTAAAGGAGTTGCTGATGTTTTTGGCTCCGGCGTGATGCCTGTTTATGTAGTGAATATGGGTAAAGGTGGAATGGGCAATGACAACGGCCCAGAACTGCCTGATAGTCAGAATAAAAAGAATCCTTCATTACATCCCGGCCTTGTAACAACAGCGATTTCAACCGCTAGTGAACTTACTTCAATTATTCCATTCCCGGAGACTGACGAGCAGAAGAGCGATTTACTTCAGAAGGTTAAAGAAAATAACAACCGTCGTACCATGTGGAACGATATTAAAGATTGGTTCACTAGCACGGCAAATGCTCCGCAGATAGCGAACCCGCAGCCGTGGGCTAGTCTGCAGCCCCAGTCATCCTCTTATCCTGCCGTTCCTCCATCTCTGAAGGGAGAGATTCGCGTGATAGTCGAGGGCGATGCTCGTGTTAAAAGCGTCAAGATGGACCAGCCAGGTGTCACTCTGAGCGCCCAGTCTGGCGTATCTAATGTGGAGCAGAACTGATGGCTACTGGTAAATGGGAAACTCTGCATGAGGCATCATTCCGGAATGTACCTTTCTATTTAGCTGATAACGAAGGTACTAGCGGGCGTCGTGCGATTCCACGTGCATACCCTAAAAAGGAAGTCGGCTGGACGGAAGATAACGGTGCGGTCCTGACCCAGCAACAAATCAACGGCAAGCTGATTGGGAAGGACTATCAAAAGCAGTTAGAGGCGCTTTTAACCGCCCTTAATACTGCTGGCCCCGGCGAACTGGTGCACCCGTGGTTTGGTATTCAGAAGGTCCAGGTGGGCAAGGTTTCCCATAAGCTGAGTACTGAAGAAGGTGGTATTGCCTATATCAGCTTTGAGGTATTTGAGGCGGGTGAGCGCCTTTTCCCCGCCCCGAAAGAGGATACCAGCCAGACGGCATTAAGCGCTGCTGATTCCGTCACTGAGGCATTGGCCAATGGTGATTATTTTGCGGCGCTTGATGGCCTTGGCGAGATGACCGACACGCTGCTGGATGACCTGCAGGGGCTGGTGATGAATCTGCCCACGATCCCCTCTGCGCTGACTGACTGGGTTGACCGCGCAGGCCGCTTTAAAGACCTTGCCGGCATAATCATCGCGAAACCAGGTGAGCTGGTACGGCAGTTCTCCAGTCTGGCCAGCAGCGTTCGCGACATTGTCAGCGATCCGCCCTGGTCTCTTCGTGTCTATGACCAGCTCCGTAGCCAATGGGCTGGAGAACGCGCCGCGCAATCAGCGACAAAAAGCCTGCCCGCGAATATGCCAGTCACTGTCAGCTCGCCTGCAAATGGTGTGATGGGTATTGCCGGCAGCGTACCAACAACAACGATCACCCCATCGACAGCCATGCAGACCAACATCAGCGACTTTCGCCAGATGGTCATTATTACCTCTGTCGTTGCTCAGGCTGAAGCGGTGGCCACAATGGAGTTTTCGACCTCAGATGAAGCTATTCAGGCAGGTGATAAGCTCGCGCAGCAGCTGGCTGAGCAAGCTGTCACAGCTGTTGAAAATGGCCAGCGTGAGCTGTGGCGAACATTACGTGATTTGCGCTTTGCCGTGGTGAACGATGTTCGGGTTCGCGGCGCTCAGTTGCCCGATATCCGGACACTCAACACCACAGTAACAACGACGGCGGCGCTATTGGCATGGCGTGAAACAGGTAATACCGAAAACCGGGAAGCCATTGTCTCCCGCAACAGGTTGCGTGATCCGTCTTTTATTCTTCCATCCACCACGATTGAGGTTATTGAGTAATGGATAATCAGCAAACCCCGGAAGCTGTAATGCTGACCGTTCAGGGGCAGCAGTGGGATGGCTGGACTGAAATGTCCGTCACCCGGTCACTGGATGCTATTGCCGGTGAATTTGATCTCACAGTCACCACACAGTGGTCAGAGGCAGCTCCGCGCACTATCAAAGAGGGTCTGGCTTGTACGGTTGCCATTGGCAGCGATACCGTCCTGACGGGATATATTGATGACTTTATCCCAAGCTATGATGCTGAGAACATCTCAATCCGGGTCATGGGCCGTGACAAGACTGGAGACCTGGTTGATAGCTCTGTCGTGCATAAATCAGGGCAATGGAAAGGTATTCGTCTTGAGCAACTGGCTCGGGAGATTGCCCAGCCTTACGGTATCAGTGTCATCAATGAGACCGATACCGGTGATTCGTTTCCGAGCGTGGTACTTGAACAGGGCGAGACGGGATTTGAATTACTCGACAGACTGGCAAAACAGCGCGGTGTTCTGCTTACTTCGAATGCCAGCGGAAACCTCGTTATTACCCGAGCCTCAAAGCGTCGCGCCTCTGTTGCCCTGGTCCTGGGTGAAAACATTCTCGCGGCTCGCGGCCGTTTCAGCTGGCGAGAACGCGCCAGTCAGTACATCGTTAAAGGTAGTTCCAGTGCTGGCGGCAGCACATGGGATGACCAGCCTGCAAAAGTCATAGGTGGCCGTCAGGTTAGTATTGATGACACCGAGATCAACCGCTACCGCCCGAAAATTCTGGTCAATGAAGATAGCCTGACAGTCGGCGGTGCCAGTACGCGCGGCGACTGGTACAAAGCCCGAATGATGGGGGAAGCTAACACCACCGAGATTACCGTTGCGGGCTGGCGTGAGAATGGCGATACCGGCCCGCTATGGCAGCCGAATGTCCTGACGGATATTCGCGACCCGGTTCAGAACCTCGATACCACCTGGTTAATTAAGACAGTGAACTTCTCTGAAGGTGATGGTGGCCGTATTTCAGTGCTGGCATTGGTGCCTCCTGAATCTCTCGATCTCCCGGAGACGAAGGCTAAAGGCAAAGGTAAAAAAGGCAGTAAAGCAAAGGTGACTGCAACATGGGATTAAATCCGGCAAATTTTGGCCGCACGGTGAATCAGCTTGCCCGCCGCCTTCGTCTTATTGTTGACCGTGCTGTTGTCCGGATTGTGACGGACAGCCTGGGTCGTCAGAATCTGCAGGTTCAGTCACTGGCAGATGCTACCAATGATGATGTTGAACGTTTTCAGCAGTACGGATTTACCTCGGTCCCTCCTGCCGGCAGTGAGGCAATTATTCTTGCCGTTGGCGGGCGGCGTGAAAGTCTGGTCGCTATCGCGGTTGAAGATAAGCGCTGTCGCCCAAAAGGACTGGATGAAGGTGATGTATGTCTTTATCATCAGGACGGCCAGTCGATGATTATTCTGAAGGCTGGCGGAATCATCGACGTAAGAGGGAAACGGGTAAATTATACCGCCGACGAATTATTTGAGATTAATAGCGCTCAACTTAAATTCGTCGGTCCTTCTGAATTCAACGAGGATATTACTATTAGTGGTAAATCCTTCCTCAAACATATTCATAAGGATGGCGACAATGCTGATACAACTGCGCCCTTATGACGATTGGACTGAACTGGCAAAACCTCTTATCTCGCGGTGATATCACCGTTCAGCATGACGGCCTGTCGCTTGACGACGGGCTTGTTACTTTAGTCCTTATCTGCTTATTCACCGATGCTCGCGCTGACGCCGATGATGAATTACCTGATGGCTCTGATGACCCTCGCGGTTGGCCCGGTGACACGTTCAGCGAAACCCCGTGGGGGTCAAAACTCTGGCTTCTTGAACGTGAGAAGTTAATCGAAACTGTTCGGCTCCGGATCGAAGATTACGCCCGTTTAGCGATGCAACCGTTGTTGCGTTCGGGATATGCCCGGACCGCCAGTGTAACGGCCACCATTGCAGCATCTGACCGTATCAATTTTATTGTGATCTTAACCCGGCCTGATAAATCAGTGCTCAATATCCAATTAAGCCGACGCTGGGAGGCAACCGCCAATGCCATTTAACGTACCGGCATTACGCAAAATTATTGCCGACGGGAAAAAAGATATTGAGATTGAACTCAATATTCCCTCATTACCGCCTGTTGGGGTTGAGAATGCTATTAATATTTCGGTAAGCAGTCAGGTCCGGGACATATATGACCATCAGGGTTGGATTGCGGACCAGATAATTCCTTCGCCGAAATCTGATGACCAAACGATTATTGATACGGCCACTTCTGAAGGTGTTATTCGGAAGCAGGCAACCTTTGCTGCAGGGTCGGTAACGTTCACCAGCGCTGCAGCCTTGCCAGTTGATACTGAAATGCAGGCATCAAGCGGTTCTGTTTATAAGGTTCTCAGTTCATCTCAACCCGTTAACAGTGTTATTACCGTTCAAGTCCAGGCAGAAGATGACGGGGTTGATGGCAATCTACCTGCTGGTGATGTGATGACGCTGTTATCTCCTGTCGCTGGAACCGACAGCAATGGTAGTGTCTCTGGTTCTGGCATCACAGGTGGTTCAGACATTGAACCTATCGAAGAACTGCTTGACCGCCTCTTGTTTCGCAAGCGTAATCCACCAGTAGGTGGTGCTGTGCATGATTACGTTCTTTGGGCGCGAGAAATGGCTGGTGTTAGTCGTGCATGGTGTTTTGATGCCTGGCATGGCTCAGGAACGGTTGGTCTTTCCTGGGTCTATGATGGTCGCCCTGTTATTACCCCTACCTCAGCTGACCGTGAGGCTATGGAGATTTATCTTTTCCGTCACACAGATCCTGCCACTGGTAATTATGTTGGAAAACCCGGAGGGATTGAGGTCTGGCCCGTGGAATTGGCTCTGAAGCCAGTGCCTATGTCCATCAAGTTGACTCCAGATAATGACACCACCCGCGCTGCTGTTGAGGCCAATCTTATTGCGTTACAGAAAACACTTTCCCCCGGTCAAAAATTACAGGTTTCCTCCTTAAGAACTGCAATTGGAACGTCTGCCGGCGTCACCGATTACATGCTTACGGTTATTGCTGATGTCCCTGCCACAACAGAGGAACTCATTACGATAGGGGATATCACATGGCTCACAGCGTAGATGATTGGCTCCATGCTTTACAGCAGGTAATGCCGCGTGGCAAAGCATGGCCACGCGAAAAGGATGCTGATTTAACCCGGTTCTTACGGGCCTTAGCTCGCCGTTTAAATCGGGTTGAAGCGAATGGTGATGCGTTATTAAGAGAAATGCGCCCTGAAACCACCTTCCAGTTATTACCAGATTGGGAGGACTACCTTGAACTACCTGAGTGTGATCTGCCGACAGGAACGGTCGAGGAGCGCCGAGCAGCCATTGTGGAAAAGTATCACCGCAAAGGTGGGCTGGCCCCTTGGCAAATTGAAGATGTGGCTAAAGCTCTGGGTTTCACGATCACAGTTCATGCAATCCTTCCACATCACTGTATGCGTAGTTGCATGTATCCCTTATACCCAGCCCGTTATCGCTGGTTATTGCAGATTAACGTCCAGGGCATTCAGGGCGGAAGATTCACCTGTATCGATAACGTAATGACCCCATTACTGACAGACCGCGCCAGCAATCTGGAGTGCGTATTATCAAAATATCGCCTGGCAGGCACAGGCTATGAATTCTTTTATTCCTGAGGAGTACAACAATGTATTTTGTTGATAACAACACAGGTGTGCCAGTTATGCCACCTGTGAAAGAAGTATTAAGCAGTACACCGTTATTTTTCACCGAAGGTGGCAATGGTGTTCCCCCAACATGGCCGGGGCCGGACTGGTTCAATATCATCCAGTCTGAGTTGATTAATTTCCTTGCGGCTTATGGTGTAAACCTAGAAAAATCAAATCTGAACCAGCTTCAGGCTGCGGTTGAAGAAGCCATCCGCCAGAAAGCTACTGAAAGTAGTGCTTTGCTTACAGCAATAGCTGCATTGGTCACGTCGGCCAACCAAATGCCGTACTTTACCGGTGAAGATGAAGTTGGCATGACGCCCCTGACAGCTTTCGCTCGCGAAATTCTGGCGCAAACTAATGCCGCTGGCGTTCTCTCAAAGCTTGGTTTGAGAAATGTCCCTCATTCTCAAATGGCATCATATTTAACTGCCGGGACTTTTACCTTTACTGTTCCAGATGGTGTTTATCGAATTAAGTGCCGGGTTATTGGCGGGGGCGGTGGTGCTGGCGGCTCTGCATCTGCGAAATCTGGCGGCGGTGGCGGTGCCGGGGGATACGCTGAAGGATGGATTGATGTCACCCCGGGTCAGACGATTACGATTACTGTCGGTGCGGGTGGGCAAGGTGGAACGGCTGGTAACTTCGGTGTCTCTGGTGGATTGAGTAGCGTCGGTAGCATCATGTCCGCATCTGGCGGAGCTTACGGCGATGCTGGCGGCGGTGGTACTGGTGCGGGCGGCTTTGGCGGCACTGGTACTGGTGGTTCTATTAATAGCGTTGGTAGCGACGGTAGTGACGGCACAACAACGGGTGCGGTCGGTGCGGGTGCAGGCGGCGGTTCGGCGCTGGGCGGCTCTACGCGTAGTGGTGGCAGCGGACGAAACTCACTATCAATTGGCGGTGGTGGCGCTGCTAGCTACACAACGACAGCTCAGAGCGGCGGTAACGGCCATGCAGGCGCAGTAATTCTGGAGTATTGATATGAAAACCTATGCGTTTATTCAGAACGGCGAAGTAGCAGAGATTATCCAGCCCGCTACATGGCCAGATGGAGCCGAGATAGATATTAAAGACCGCTTCGCACCAGCGTTTGTCGCTCAGATGGTAGATGTCACGGATTTAGAGCCACAGCCAGGTCTTCACTGGAGATACTCAGGCGGTGAATTCACCCCGCCTGAACTCAATGAAATTAGCCCTCAACAGGAGTCGTAGGCCACTCAATATCGGGTGCAGCATCAGTTTTGATACGCATCAGTTGCACCCGATAAGCTTTCCACATAGACAACAGCGCGGTTTCTTCCTCACTAGCAATCCCCGCATCAACAGCATCCTGTAGCCAGGCGATCTCATTATCTGCGGTGGACCGTAATACGCCCTTCTTTTGCTCCGCAGTATCGATATCTGCTGCGCGTTTTGCTTCAGCATCCTCAACCCACGCCGTCCCATCCCATTTATCAAACTGCGTTGCAGGTGCCGCGTCAACGTATCCATCTTTGATAGCGCCAATATAATCTACAAGGACTGCATGGCGGTCAGCTATAGAGTAAACAGTCTGCCCGCGGTGGTCTTGCTGCTTATCCCAGGTGGTGCCGTTAAAGACAGAGACCATGCCAGTAGTAGGCTCTCCGGGTGGAATCATTGTTGAACTTCCCGGTAGCCCAACACCGATATTTATATATTCATCTGACCAGCCAAGGCACTCACCGTTGCCAGCAAAGTGATAGACACGGACATAACCCGCATTGGTTGCATGTCCATCGGCATCAAAAATAACTTCACTCATCATGCGGCCCTCACTAAAAGATTGAATGCGATATTCACCGGACGGTTTTCATTGGCGACCGGGACAACTCTTCCCGCATCAAACCCCATGCTGATATAAGAATCCACGCCAGAGCCATTCAATGTTGTGTAGTAACGTTGCGCTGGTATGTTGGAGTTGAAAAATGGCCCAGTGCGGTTACCACCCACCTGCCCATAAATAACATCGAAAAAGCCAGATATATTGCGGATGGCATCGCCCTGTTCAGTCAGCAGTGAGCGCCCAGAATCAACCCCGCGCCCATCATCCCAAATTCTCGGGAAATCACCGCGAGCATCAGGCAGTACCAACGACGGAAAAATTTGTGCCAATTTGGGATATGTAGTGGCTGAAAATGTCGCGTTATTAAATTTCAGGAACACCATATTTGACCATTCAGGCAGCAATAAATTTGGCAGCGTGGCTGACGGCCAAAAGAACGGCATCCCGATCGGAAAACTACCTACTCCCAAACCAACCTTTGGGGGAATTCGTATAAACGTCAACCAAACATTTTCGCAGAATCGTAGAAACGTTAACCACGCCTTTGGGGAAGAGATATATCTGCGTTCAAATGGCATTATTGCGGCCTTTTAAAGGGGCTAAAACGATGCTTATTGGTTATGTACGCGTATCAACAAATGACCAGAACACTGCTTTACAGCGGAATGCGTTGGAAAGTGCAGGATGTGAGCTGATTTTTGAAGACAAAATCAGCGGGAGAGCTGCTGACCGTCCAGGGCTAAAAAAGCTACTCAGAACGTTATCGGCGGGAGATACGCTAATTGTTTGGAAACTGGATCGCCTTGGCCGAAGTATGCGGCACCTTGTCGTTCTAGTGGAGGAGCTACGTGAGCGTGATATTAATTTTCGGAGTCTAACTGACAGCATCGACACCAGCTCACCGATGGGGCGCTTCTTCTTCCATGTTATGGGCGCACTAGCGGAGATGGAGCGTGAATTGATTATAGAACGCACCAGAGCGGGTCTTGCAGCTGCTAGAGCTGAAGGAAGGATAGGTGGAAGGAGACCAAAATTTACGTTAGAGCAGTGGGCACAGATGGGAAGATTAATCGCCACTGGTGAATCTCGGCAGCGGGTTGCTCTTATTTTTGACGTCGGTATCTCCACGCTCTACAAGAAATTCCCTGCGGGCATCACGAATTGA